ACAATAAAACTATCGTAATTTAATGTAATGCCAAATTCTTTTTGTTGTTTTATGCTACTTATAAGAATAGCATTTGCCCTATTACATTCATTTATTTGACCTTTATAAATTGCGCTAGCAACCTGAGAGTCGGCTCTTTCTATTTTTTTAATAGTATTGCTCTGAACTGTATGCAAAGTAAAGAGAACTACAATAACAAAAAATATATAAACAATAGTATGTAGTCGTGTTGATGAAGCTTTTAAATAACTACTTATTTTATTTGGCATCATTTATTAAATCTTGTAAGCTCTTAGGTTTTATTACAGTTTTTCTACAATGAACTATAAAATTACTGTCTTTTATATTTAAATCTAGTTGCGTTAAAGTCGCTCTCAAAACATCGTTGCCTCTTTGACATTCAGCTATTTGACTTTGATAAAGAGCAGCTACATTTTCATCTGTTTGTGCCTGAATCTGAGTAATGTTTTGAGTTTGTACATAGTTCAAAGAAAGCAAAACTATTACTATGAAAAAATATAAACTAATAAATAATGATTTTTAATAGCTTTATTATAAATATCTTTTATAGTTTTATTCACTTGAATCAAACCCCTTTATTGTTTTACGACAATCTACCACTCCTGTTTCTTGATTAGTGTGCAAAGTTGATTGCATAATCCTTACTTGTTCAGCGTATGCTTCTGTAGGGTTAGACTCTGCGGCCTGTACAATGGTAGCAAATAATACTTCTCTAATTACATTTCCTCTTTCGCATGAGCTTAATTGATTTTCTAATAAAAGGTTTGTTGTGTCATTTCTAGCAACATTCAAAGCAAACAAAAGTACAGCGACTAAAAATACATAAGAAACTATGGGCCAAAAATTATTTTTGTGTATAAGTTTATTCATTTTAAAAAATTCCTATTGTAATTATTATCGTCGCAACAAGCGTTATATAAGGTGTAGTCCATTTGTAGTTTTGTTCTAAATAATTTTTGATTATCATAGCAGTAATTAATCTTGACGATCCTTTGCCAGAAACGCTGGTAGTCCAACCATCGCTGCGAACAGGACTAGAAGTTGTGGATCGGGTACTTGCTGTAATACTGCTTCGTTTATTATCCCTAATAGCCCTATTATAAATAAGGCTCCGTCCCTTGTGGGTTTGAACTGCATGTTTAGGTTTTGTTTCCATTATGAATCATTGCTAAGGATTTCTCCTAGAAGAATTCTGAATTGTTCAGCTTCCTCTTTAGTTGCATCCTCATTTAGATAGATAGTGTTTGTTATATTATCAAAGTAGCCAATGCCGCCATCTTCAATTTCAGATGCTTCTACAGTAACCTCTGATACAGAACTTACGTCTGGAATTAGTTTCCACTCTAAAGTTCCGTTAGGATGTTCTTTTAGGTTTTCTGTTAAAGCTTGTGGTATTGAGTAAAAATTGCCATTTCGATCTATACAGTCTTGATCCGTTTCTTGTGGTAACTGAGCGTCTTTTGCTTGTACTACTTTTATTCCTGCTTGCTGTCCTGCTTCTAATGTAGCAAAGTTGTAAGCATTTCTTACTTCTGATCTTACAAGGCGCGTAGCCTTCCAATCAGGAAAACTATCTGAGAAGTGTTCCCTTACTCCGTCAGCAATTTCAGTATTGCTCTTGCCGTCCCTAATCTGTTGAGCTAAGTAAGAAGCTACTTCGTCCCTTATAGTATCTTCTATAGCCTTTACATATTCAAGGCCGCGATCTTCTAAGTAAGTAGCGACTGATTCAGAATCAACTTTCCAATCATCTTCGGTACGAATCCGCCTTAGCTCTCTTGAACCTGCCCGCGCAATAATATTTCTTACAGAAGTTTTAGTATCTTCAATAAGCTTCTTAGTTTTATTCTTACTAAAGTTCCACTTAGAAATTATTTTGAAAGCTAACTTGCTAGCCTGATCATCGTCTGCTAAATCAATTCCTTTAAGTTCTTCTGATAACTCTACGCTAGATAAGAACGTAGCAACATCATCATAAATATCCTTGTAAGCTACATTCCACTTGGCGCGAATTTCTCTAGCACTTTGAAGTACTTCCTCGTCGTTATAATGTCTTGTGGGCGGCAGCTTAGAAATAAACGAACTATCTTCTGACAGTATAATCTTTTCTCTAGGCTGAATATAAAACCCTTCTTCATCTACTCCTGCTTGTTCGCCGGGAATAGGAACGATAGGGTCAGGCTTAAAGCTTTCAATTTCATCTTTTACAGCCTGCTCTCGTCTTACAATTTCATCGTGACTGATGGAAGGAATGCCAATTGTATCTAACATGCTATCAAAGTCTACTGCTTTTAAGGCGTTCTGATCTGTCTGACCTACAACGCGGATAATTTCCATCATCGTGTCTAAGTCGGCATCATCGAATCCGGTAGTTACTTTTCGTGCCGTAACATTCCTATCGGGGAAGTTAGCAGCAATAAGGTCAGGAATAATAAAGCGATTAATTTCATCATCAATCTGCTCCATTTCTGAGGCTTCTGACTGTTTGAAGATATTGAATGTATGTTCAGCGTCAGATGAATCGTCGCCACCACGAATAGCCTTATCAGGTACTAGTAGTGATGTTACTTTCATTTTGTCTAAGTATTCAAATGATTCAACAAAGTGCGTTAGGTCGCCAGCAATTTCAAGTTCTTTTACTTCCCACTCTCTGTTACCAGTTACTCTACCTTCATAGTCTGTTACAAAGTCGCCGGGTAGAGCAATTGTGCCACCAGATTTAGCAGCATCGCCAATGCGTAAGGCGTGTGCTTTCATTGAAGCGCCATCTTCATCCTCTGTCCCTTCGCCGGGATCAGTTGGATAATAAACTACGTAGGGCGGATCACTCTTACGCTCAAAGTATCTGTCGTACATAGCCCATCTAAGCCAGTATGAGAACCAATATCTATACGCATACCCGATTCTTGGAAATCCCCAAAGGCTCCCGTCAACTGTGTGGCGCTGGTTAGTAGCCCAAAGTGAAAGGTGGGCCGGAATTTTTCTATAGCCTTCCTCATTACTAGAATTGCTTTTTTGAAATGGAAAGCTAGACACTCCTGCTACTTGTGGAGTATACTCAATGCCGTTGAATTCACCTTTAGCATTAAATCTAGGCTGACAAATTTCTGGATCAGATGGTAGCCCTACAAAATGCTTAAAGATTTTAGCTTCAACATTCTTAGAATCCCATACAGGAATAGTAGTGTCTGATACAGAGGGGTTAAGATATTTCCAATCTGGATTTTCTAACTGGAATCTTTTTACAATTGGCTTGAAACCATAGATATGAGATTGAGAACGTTCTAATAAGTATGACGCATAAACTTTACGTAATGCAGCATCAACAAAAGCTGCTACTTGAGCATCTTCACAGTTATGAGTAAGACCGCCTTCTAAGAAAAAGGCATGATGTTTTAGAGTAGTGATATCATAGCACTCATCTGCTCCATCAGATTCAATTGACTTAATCGCTGAATAATTTAAACTTTCAACTTTATTTCTTAGTGTTGTGTTTTTATCAACAATGGCTACGCCTAATGCAGTTCTTCTAGACCCCCAATTATTTTTTCTAGGGTTAAATCCTTCTGCTCTATAAGCTGGTAGCGCAAACTCTTTTTCGTCATAATATTGAGCCGGAATAGATTTATCAGTTTCTTTAGAAACATCAGAAATAGCTAGTAACTTATTCTGCTTTCCATAAATATAAATTTGAGATTTAATCTTAGATATATTTTCTTTACCACCAGAATTAACCACATATTGAGTATTATGATTTTCGTTTAAGATTTCTTTAGTTTGAATACTAGAATTAATCCCTAGTTTATTAAACAGAAATTGAATATCTTTAGCCATTGTAATGCTTGTGCTGATTACTCTAACTGAATCCTGTGTAACACATCCATCACAAGAGATATATTCGCCCAAGAATTCAGCAATAACTTCTTTGCTAGCTGACTTAATAAAATTTGGAACAAAAATATCTTTTGTCTTTAAATCAAATACTTCGTGTTTGCGTAAGAAATTAACGGGAGTATTATCATTTCGCTTACTCTCATTAGTTATCGCAAACTTGTATCTATCTCTAAATGTAAAATCCCATCCTCGTTTTTCAGCAATCTCTCTGGCTCGGGCGCGATTTTCTTCTAATAGATTTGAAACTTCATAAGTAGGTTTATGCTTAGAACCCTCAGCAAGCCAAAGAGCAAGCAAGAAAGCATCATCTAGATTTGCGCTAGAAGTTTCATCATATAAAGCAGTTCTTGGTGTGGCAATTGGGTCGCCAACTGTAAGATCTCTAGCTTCTATCCATTCATCCCATACCCAAATTTTATGGTCGCCAGAGACACGCATAGTTCTTCCATTTTCTAAAGTAATTTTAAGAATATCTTTCTTGCCAGAATTCCATTTATCAATTACAGTGTCATAATCAACAATTTCACCATTTGAAGAAAGAACTTCGTCACCGGGTTCGATAAATTCAATATTTTTAAGAGTACCATCACGCATCATTACGCGCTGACCTTCCGCCACACACTCAATATGCCAACGCGCTCTAAGTAAAGGCATCGTAATAAAGTGTTCAGCAAACATAATCATAGGATCAAACTTCATCTGAGTAAGAACATCAATCGGAATCTTACTTACATCATAAGGAGCGCCAAGCATTGCTGATTGAGCTTCTTGAAAATACTTATAATTGTCAGTCTGAATTCTACTAGAAGGCGCGTAATCTCTAGACTTACGAATCTTATCCCCTAGTTTTTTATTTTCTGATTCGTCTAAGGTTCCATCTTCTGCTAAATTGTCTTTCTTCTTTCTATCAAATAAACCCATTATTTCCAATTAATCCCATTGATTATATACGATATAGTGTTTTGCTTAACTCCAAATATTTCTGCTAATTTAGCTTCTAAGTTCATCTACTACGCCTAACCTGATCTAAAAATCCCTTAGCGGTCATTCCGCCTATCTCATTCCTTTGTGTTCTTATTCCTACTCCATGCATTGTATCATGAAATGCATTGCCATTTCTAGTGTTATAAGCACGTTTCTTAACAGCAGGACGGCCTTTCTTACCTTTCCCTTGTTTTTCTATAGCATATATATTTGTATTGTTATACAGAGCCGAATCAACCATATCGTCAAATGTTTTTTTACCATCAATATGCCATATAGATAATTGTTCTTCAAAAATCTTACAAGTTTTTATATCATACATAAACTCATCATTTTGAATAACAGTTCTAAGTCTCTCTAAATGTGCCTCACGCTCTCTTGTAATAGCAGGCCATTGAGTAGGCAATCCCCATTCAGCAAAGTCTTTACGAGCGGCTGTAGCAGCCTTGTCTCCAAACCTTTGCCATACTTTCCAATCGTTTCCATACTTTGCTTTCATTTCTGATTCAAAAGATTTTATTAGCTCTGACGCGGCTTGATTACCAATGTCGCCTTTGTAAATTTCTTTAAACATTACTTTAGTTCCTTCAAGTAATAAAATTTCTACGCCAGCATGATTTGTAGCGTAAACATCATGATCTAAAACTTGAAAGTATGATATACCAAATGGGTGTCGGCCACCAAAGTCAATTGCGTTATAGATTCTACCATTTTCAGGTAGTGGCGCGTAATCTCTAATACCGTGTCTTTCTTTAGAAAATTCTGGTATAGAAACATCCTCTACGTAAGGTCGTTTATTCTCCTGCTGCGCCTCCCACAAGAATCTAGGAGAGCGTTCAAAAATACTTTGAGCGTCAGCTAAAGGTGAAAAGCCCTGCGCCTTACCTAACTTACCTCCGCAAGCATCTTCAAAAGTTCTAGGGTTTCCCTTTTCCCACTCACCAGATGTAACTTCATTACAGTTACATTTTTCGCTCTCTGGTAGGTCAGGAAAAGCTACTCTACAATCTGGTCTATTCTCAGAAACATCATAAACGTTTGTCCAATAAATTTTGAATGGAGCTTGTCTACCTTCTTTCTCAGCTAGTAAGCAATTATCAATAATCTCTTGCATCAACCCCTGAGAAGTCTTACGAGTAGAAGTAAGCAGAGTCCTAGTATTAATAAGTTCTCCCTCAGAATTTACTTTAGCTTTTTCAATGTTTAGAGATTCTAAGTAAACTTCTTTATCCATAAGTTCAATTTCGTCACGATGTACTACAGGATCGTGTGGTCCGTTTACGGCTTTCTTAGAACCAGTTACAATCTTATATCTAGAGTTGTTTGAATACTTTGTGAAAGACTGCTGAGACTGTCCTTGTTTTACTAATACTACTTTCAATCTGTCAGCGGCTATGTCTTGAAAAGTACGAACATGATTATATACATTTTTAGCCTGTTCTTCAATAGCACCTACACTCATGCATTGTGCTTCTTTAAACCAGTAACACATCGTAAAGTTAAACAAAGCAGAAAGAAAACTTTTACCAGAACCTCTAGACGCTACTACTAATACAGCCCTTTCTCTTTCAAAAAATAAATCGCTAAACCATTCAAAAGGAGCGTTTGTGTCTGGCGTAGCAGCAACTCTAGGAATGTCAACACCAGTAGCGGCAAGCACCCAATCATGTAGCTCATCGTCCGTCTGTGGCCGTTCCTGAGAGGCTACAGGGCCACTTGAAAGCTTCTCTAGGTTGAGCGCCATTTCCATAAGCTCGTCCTCGTCCATTTCAGAAAGCTTCTTTAATAATTGCTTTTCGTTAATTGACACTTTCTATTACCTTAGCATCTGTAACTTCTACAGCAGTACCATCAACAAAAGGAATCTTTATATCGCCGCTAGATTGCTGCTCAATAAGTTTTTCAATAACAAATTTCATTAGCTCATCCTTAGACTTACCTTCAAGTTCGGAAACTTCTTGATGAGATTGACGGTGAGTTTCATCAGCTTCAATCTTTAGCCACATAGAAATAGCGTTTAGAGCTTCAAGATTTTTACCATTTTCAATAACATCTAGTAAGCGATCAATAATTTTTTGTGAATGGCGAGCGGCTTCTTGTGCTACTTTTTCATTAGCTTTTACTTTCTTTTTTCTGCCCTGACCATGATTAGGCCCACCAATTTTTCCAGATTTAACTAAAGCCTTAGCCCTATCTGATCTTCGTTTTCTTTCTTCATCAGAAAGAACTAAACTTTTTTTATCTTCAGCCATTTTTGTCCTTCAAGTAATGTACGCCTGCCCTTGCTAAACATAGAGAATCTGATTGATCGTTTCCACCTTTTTCATATTCTAATAATGGACCGTATTTTTTATTAGCCATCATATAAATAGCATCTTTACTTAAACTTCCACTACCAAAACCATTTTTGCGGGCCGTCTTAGGAGAAATGTGTAAAATTTCTATTCCATGTTTTTGTGCTGCAAGCAAACAAGCCGCTTCAAAATACGCTAATAGTCTAACAGTATTAAGATTGCGGCTCTTTGAAACTTTTTCAACCACTACTAAATCTACTGGTAAAAACTTCCCTACGTAATTGTGGAAGTCAAGTAGATTTGCGTAGTGGTCTTTTTTTTTGTCCTTTTTCCAAAGGTCAAGTTTTTTTAGTTTGTACTTATCATCAAGTAAAGCAATTCCTGCTTTTGATGATGAAGTGTCTAACCCTAGCACTAATGTCATAATATACAGTATAGACATATATGCTCATAAAATCAATTCTTCTAATATAGACTTAGCTAATTCTACAGGAATAGCGTTACCTATTTGTGTATACCTAGAATGCTTTGATCCACATAACTGAAAATTATCTGGAAAGCCTTGAAACTTTAAGCCTTCAGCTTCAGTTAGTTTTTCAAACTGTTCGTCTATTCTCCAACCGTGATTATTATAATCATAACCAAAAGCTATAGTGGGTGCGGGTTCCGTACTTTTTCTAAGTGCTGAACGTTTCCTAGCGCCTGCTTGATAACTCCAACCTTTGCGCTCAGGGAATCTATCTTCTAATGATACCCAAGGCAGTACACCTAAGTCGCCACGCTTAATTTCTGACTTTAGAAAACGCTGATGAGTCTTAGTTGGTGGCGCAACATCTTTTTCTGTGCTAGCCATTAAGATAGCTCTTTTACGAGTTTGTGGCGATCCATATTCTTCTGCTTCTAAATTACCTACCCATGTTGAGTACCCATGTTGCTTCATAATCTTAGCAAAGTACTCCCATAGCTCTTTAACGTATGGCACTTGCTCAAAGGCTACATACTTAGGCTTAGCTTCTAAAACAAACCTTAGCGGCTCTACAACTAATAGTGATCGCTTATCCTGTAGTTGTGGGAACAATTCATTCTTAGTGTCAAGACCAGAATTAATATCATCTGCGTACTGATACACTATTTTTTTATCTAGTCTGCCCTTGCCATGCCCTTGTTTAGAAAAGCCCTGACAAGGTGGACTAGCCACTAGAATATCTGACGGGTAATCAGTAGGGTCTAATAAAGAAACCTCTGCTTGTACTGTTGGCAGGTTATTCTTTTGGCGCGTATCGCACATATACTTTTCTAGCTCTATACCTAATAAATCGTCAATCTCTGATATCTGATTAGCGGCAACATCCCATCCACCAACTCCAGAAAATAAATCTAACATATACATCTATTTATTGTCCTTTAGAATTTGTTTTGTTTCGCCTTCAAACTGCGCCCACCAATCAATACGTTCTTTAGCTAGCTCTAAATATTCTTCATCTTTTTCAATACCTATAAAATTAAATCCTTCTAGGTGTGCTGCGATCCCTGTTGAGCCGCTACCTAAGAATGGGTCAAGAGTTGTCCCGCCTCTAGGGGTAACTAAGCGTACTAGATACCGCATGAGGTCTATTGGCTTTACCGTAGGATGAACGTTCTTAGTAGGCTTAGAGGCAACCATTATAATCTCAGCGTCAGGACAGCCACAGGAGCCAACGTAAGGAACGTTCTTGCCGCATTGGGTACATTCCCTAGTCTGAAACCTATCGTTTTCTACTTCTTTTGTTAGGCCAGCATTTTTTTCTTTTTTATTGGCTTTAGTTGAATAAAAGAAGCGTGAGGCACCGCCCGAATCTCCGTAATTTAATGAGACAGTTTGATTACCACCTTCTGAACCCGGTGTGTGACCAATATTTTGTTTTGACCCTTCTTTTCTAACATAAGTAGATGGTGATTTACTTACGCCAGTCTGATCATCTAGAATCTTTATAGCGCAACCTTCTGTACATTCCCATTCTTCAATTACTTCTGTTTTTTTGCTAGTAGAATAATCTTCACCTACAGCATCACCAAATGGTTTTGCGCCATTATCAAATGTATTGATAGAGTACCCTTCACCTTCTGTTGTACCTACAAGTTCACAATCTTCATTATGTCCTAAAATAAGATTGGCGGGCCATCTTCCCTCGGTAGTAGTCTCGCCGGTTGAGGTCGCCCCGGTTGATTCTCCCGCCATTGCGTTTGCCGCCACAACCGTTTCCGTTCGTACCATTACGGGCTTTGTGCCTGCAACCCGGCACCCGTCAATGTTCAGCGCCCCGGTCCCGTGTTCTAATACATTCTTATATGTAGCACCCTTGAAAGGCTTACGGGCTAGCACGATAGGTTCATGGGCAGGCTTTAATGCAGTACCATAACCCTCGTACTCGCTACCATCAATACCATTTTTATCTAGGGTCTTAGTAATGTTAGTAGACTTAGGAAATCCTGATCCGTAAATCCACATGATTTGGTCACGAATTTCAAAGCCTGCTTCCTCAATAGCAGATGCTAGATGATGGTAAGTTCTTGAACCGCCAAAGGCTAACATATGACCACCCGGCTTTAGTACTCTAAGGGCTTCAATAGCCCAAGTCTTATGCCACTCTCTCTGAGCAGCGGCCTCGCCTATATTATCAAACTCTTTGCCCATAAATTTAAGGCCATATGGTGGATCACAAACTACAGAGTCAACTGAATTTTCATCTAGAAGGCGCATTTTTTCTACGCAATCTCCTAGCTTGATATGACTACTCATTAAGGTGATATCCTTTCTTTGTTAAACGCTTCCCAAGTGTTAGGCATGTATATAGAAAAAATTGCTTCTAGCGTTTCAGCTAGATACCTAATTTCTAATTGAGCGTCTTTGTGAGCGCGTAGCTCTAAGTAATTCATTAGTGAACGTGCGTTACAAGTCCACAACATTTCTGTATATAAATTCAGAGGTAGAAACATTCTTGCTTGTTCTTTTGCTACGCCAGCATCTAGAAAATACTTGTATAGTTTGTAAGTTTCTTTACTTCGATATTCTAGCTCTGCTTTAAATTCTTCTTGTAGTACTAGATCGTTTGTGTCTACAAATGTATAAGCACCCGGCTTACCGTGTTGAGTTCTTACAGTTTCGGGAGTATAAAAATCAGGGCGCATTTCTACATACCTTCCGCTTTCTTCATTAATACTATGTCCAATCCTGTGTCTAACGTGTTCACGCGCAACAAAGATAGGCATACGTAATCTAAACGTGGCTTGGAATCCCATTTCAAATGGAGTACCATGCTTATTTTTCATAAGAAAATTGATTAGCCCTTTATCTTTATCGTCAAGAATTCCACCAGCTTTACTAGAATCGGAATGCTCCCAATTTGACTCTTTATGTAATGACACTCTGGCGGCGTTAACAATATCAAGCTCTGTACCTGTTACGTTTACTAGCTCTACACCTGAAATTCCGTCATTCAAATAATCAATTTTCATTATCCAAATTCAGCGTAAAGTAACAATGCTGCTCCTGTTAATACTGCGGCAATTGGTGTTGTAATAAAAAATGCTAAAATTCCAAATACAATAAATACTAGTCCAATTAATTTCATCTGTAATCCTGTTCTTTTTTAGTAGTAAGTTCATAATATAAGTCTATATCTAGATTAGCTAGAGCTTCATTCCAAGCTATATGTAAGTCGCTGCCAGTCCAGCCGCCCATATTTCCTATGCCATCTTTGTACACCTGTACAGTCCAAAGCTCGCCATCTTTGTCTGCTATAATACTTCCTACATTTTCTACTTTAAGTTCAAGTCTTGTCATATTCTGCGCTTTCTACTATTTTTTCAATAGATTTTTCAATTGCTGCTGCCCAATAATCATCCCATGATCTAGCAGCTACTCTGTGTGTTAGAAACTGTTTAGTTTCTTTTTCAAATTCTTCGCTTACGTGGCACCACCAGTTCTGATCAGCTTTAATAACTTTTTCTAACTCTGTAACTAAAAGCTCATCTAATTTTAATCTGTCGCTTAATTTTTCTATAGTAACTGTTCTTATTTCGTAAGGTAGTGTATCCCACTCATAGTATCTTTTGTAATTTTCGGGTGTTAGTTTTACACTCATCTAATTAGAAAATCTGTGACCAGATAAAAATATTAAACCAT